GACTAAAACATTTTGTAAGGGCAGCAATGTCTACTGGTATGGAAGGCGACTTCGAAACTGGTAACATGCGTTACAAAGCAAGAGAAAGATATTCTTTTGGTTTTAGTGACTGGCGTGGTATTTACGGATCCCCTGGAGCGTAGATAATCGTTTAGACAAAGTAAAGGGAAGTTTCGGCTTCCCTTTCTTTTTTTCGACAATAAGTATAGAATAAATTTCTAGGTTTATTAATTTTGTTTTATCGACTGACCTAGCAGACTAGCCGAGACGATAAGACTTATTTCCAAAGGAGGAAATTATGGCAAATTCGACTTTTAGCGGACCAGTCCGTTCAAAAAATGGTTTTCAAACAATATCAGAAAATGCTACTACTGGAACAATTACAGTAACCAGTGGTGACAAGATGGCTGTTGAAGCAACAGGCAGTGCTGGTATAGAAGGTACAGCAGCATTGTACATCACTCAAGTCGATAGACTTCACAGTGACACAGACACAAATGTTAACATCGTTAAGTCCACGATTATGATTGACTTAACAGGTTTAAAAGATGGTGGAACTGCTGGAGACATTATTGGTAAAGATGGTTCTGGCGTTGCGTTTATTGCGCAAGTCACAACTGCTAACCAAGGAACTGTATTCGGAGTCACTATGACTTGTTTAGAAACACCAGCTGGTGGTAGTACAGATATAGATCTATATTCTGCTACGGAAGGCACAGGTGTTAATGATACAGCTATTGGTGCTCTAACTGAAACACAAGTTATTAATGCAGGTGCTGCTTCAGCAGGTACTTTGGTTGCTGGTGGAGATATCGCAGCTGATCAATATTTGTATCTTGTGAGTCAAGGTACAGGCGACGCTGCATACACTGCTGGTCGTTTTATGATAGAGATAATTGGCTACGACGTAGCTTCGTAAGGAGTAACATATGGCAGACGCAGTAACTTCAACAACAATTGTAGATGATGATAGAAAAGCTGTTATACAGTTGACTAACACTTCGGATGGTACTGGTGAAGCAGCAGTAGTTAAAGTAGATGTAAGTGCACTAGCTGTAAGGAGTAGTGACGGTGCTGCTTGTGTTGGCTGTAAAGTTAGTAGAATAAATTACTCTACTTTAGGTATGAGTGTAAAACTGTTATGGAATGCTACAACGAATACTGTTTGTTGGGATTTAAGAGAACATAGTGACGATGTAGAGTTTTCGTACATGGGTGGTTTGCAAAATACTGCAGCTGCTAGTGGTAAAACAGGTGATATTGTGTTAACAACCACTGGTCATTCTAGTGGTGATTCTTACGTCATTGTTTTGACAGTTATAAAAGAGTACTAACCATGGCAACTTCTGGCACTAAGACATTTAGTCTAGACACAGCAGAAGTAATCGAAGAAGCATACGAACTAGCAGGTCTAGAGTTGCGAACAGGTTACGATGCAGCAACTGCCAGAAGATCTCTTAACATTATGTTCTCAGACTGGGCAAACAGAGGAATTAATCTGTGGACAGTAGAGCAGGTTTCTTTAGACTTAACTTCAGGTACGTCTTCATACACATTAAATTCTTATGATGTAGATGTACTTGAGGCAGTTATTCGTGTGTTTGATAGTGCGTCTAGTACAACTTTTAGTGATATATCTATAGAAAGAATAAGTCGTTCTGAATATTTAGGTATTCCTGACAAAGTGGCTACAGGCAGACCTTCTCAGTATTTCGTAGAAAGAAAAGAAACACCTGTTTTAAAACTTTTTCCCACACCTGACAACGTAACAACATACAAGTTTATAAGCTACAGAGTACAGAGAATTGATGATGCTTCGGCATCAGCACAAGATCAAGAAGTACCTAGCAGATTTATACAGTGTATGACATTAGGTTTAGCTTATCAACTTTGTTTAAAACGTAATCCTCAAAAAGCAGGTTTGTTAAAAATTGATTACGAAGAAAGTTTTAAAAGAGCAGCAGATGAAGACAGAGATAGAGCAAGCATACATCTTACACCGAGGATTAGTTATTAATGGCTTATTCTAGTGGTAAAAACGCTTATGGTATCTGTGACATAAGTGGGTTTAGGTATAAGCTAAACGATATGAAGAAAACATGGGATGGTCTTTTAGTTGGACCAGACATGTTTGACCCGAAACACCCACAACTTGAACGAACTAGAAAAACAGCAGATCCACAAGCATTGTTAAACGCAAGACCAGATGTAAAATCTACAATTAGTTTGGGTATAGTTAGGGTATCTAATCCTAAAAATAGCGCAGGGGTAAGTTCACCTATTATGAACGCACTTAACAGCAACACTATAGGTTCTAGTTTTTTACTACGAAAAGCAACAGCAGAAATAGGGGAGGTTAGTATACTAACAACATGAGTTGGACTAATGCAACATTAACTACAGCTATACAAGACTATCTTGACAGTAGCGAATCGTCTCTGGTTACGAATATACCAAACTTTATAAAAGCAACAGAAGAGAAAATATTAAAAAGTGTACAGTTAGACCTATTTAGAAAAAATGTAACAGGTAACGCAACAGCATCTAACACATATCTGACAATGCCTACAGATTTTTTATCACCATTTAGTCTAGCATTGATAGATTCTTCTGGCAACTACAATTATCTTTTATTAAAACATGTTTCATTTATAAGAGACTATACTCCATCAGCAACAACATCAGGAACATCTAAATATTATGCTGAGTTTGATGAAACAACATTTATACTAGCACCTGCACCTAGCACTAATTTTGAGTTTGAGCTGCACTACTTCTACAGACCTACATCGTTAACAGCCACGTCAGGTACTGACACCACATGGTTGTCAATTAATGCAATCAACGCTATGTTGTATGGTTGTTTATCTGAGGCATGTATGTATTTAAAAAACTATGAAGCAATACCTCTCTACGAACAAAAACTACAAGAGTCTTTAGTTCTTCTTAAAAATCTAGGAGAGGCTAAGTCAACGAGAGATCAGTACAGATACGGAGAAATAAGAAGAGAACCACAAGCATGAGTCGTATAGAAGCGTTAGAAGGTGCAAGTATAGCACTTGTTGCTATGGGTGAAAGTCAATTAGATTTCCATTTATCCAAATCACACAGTGTTGAGTTTGATGAAGTCTGGGGTATAAACGCTATGGCAGGCATCACGGAGTGTGACAGAGTTTTTATGATGGACCCTGCTTCTAGATTTTTAGATTCAGATGCTGCAGGTAGTCAAACAGGAATAATGACTAAAGTCTTGAAAACACATAATGGACCAATATACACATGCGAGTTAGACGAAAGATGTCCAGGTCTGGTGGAGTATCCTTTGCTTGATGTTGTTGAAGCAACAAGATGTTCTTACTTTAATAATACTGTACCTTTTGCGATAGCTTTTGCTCTGTATCATAAGGTTGGCGAATTAAATTTATTTGGTTTAGATTTTACATATAAAGGTAATCTACATTTTGCTGAGGCTGGTAGATCTTGTGTAGAGTTTTGGTTAGCTAAGTGTATAGAAAACAATATGGTCGTAAGTGTTGCACCTAGATCTGGTTTGTTAGACACAGACACACCTATACAAGAAAAACTTTATGGCTACCATCGTTTAGAAAACCCTCTTTTAATTTTAATTGATGAAGACGAAGATGAGTTTTTTACAATAGGTTACAAAGAGTACACAGAACAACTACAGAAAAAACAACGTTCTGAAGCAGAACTTGTTCCTGTTCTTAACACACCACCAGAAGCAAAACGATACTGATGATTGAAGATAACGCAAGTTCTAAACTAGGTTTGATAGAAGTAGTTACTCAAAACAACAGAGGACACAGTCCTGAGTTTTGGGCGGAAACATGCACTGCTAGAATATGTGGTATTTCTGAGAACGCAGAACCACACGTAAGACAACAAGCTGAAGAGTATAGACTTGCGATTTATTCCACAATACTTTACTATATTAAGGAAGCAATTAACAGTGAACGTTGTACAATGCGTAACATGTTAATTTCTCAAGGTGACAACGATTTAGCAAACATACTAAAGGAGTTAAAATAATGGCAATCACATCTACATTAACAACCAGCTTTAAGAAAGAACTTCTTCAAGCTAAACATAATTTTTCTACTGGTGGTAACGCTTTTAAGTTAGCTTTATACACAAGTTCAGCAACTATGGGTGCAGCCACAACTGCTTATTCAACTTCACAAGAAGTTAGTGGGACTAACTACACAGCAGCAGGAGCAGCATTAACGAAAGTTGAACCAACAAGTGCTGGCACTACAGGGTTTACAGATTTTGCAGATTTAACTTTTGGAACTGCCACTGTTACTGCAAGAGGTTGTTTAATATACAACGATACACAATCTGGTGATCCGTCAGTAGCTACAATTGATTTTGGTGGAGATAAAACTTCAACAGCTGGAGACTTTACTATAGTTTTCCCTGCTGCAGCAGCAAGTACTGCTATTATCAGAATAGCATAGTTTTAAATGGCAGCGATCACTGGTTGGGGTCGAGGCACTTGGGGTTCTGATACTTGGGGTGAACCTAACCCTGTCACACTCACAGGTTTATCTGCAACTTCTGCGCTAGGTACAATTTCCATAGATGCAGAAGCAAATGTAGTCCCAGCTTCTCTAGTCGGAACAACAGGTGCTCCTGTTGCTGGTGTAAATGCACAAGCTATAGCTTCCATACAAGGAGCAGTTGCCACAGTTGGTTCTGTCTCAGTAGACGTAGACGGAGAAGCAAACATCCCAGTTGCAGGGTTAAGTGCAACAGCAAGTCTCGGATCTGTCACAGTTCATCACAACCTTGTTGTAGCAGTATCTGGTCAAGCAGGAACTAGTGCACTAGGAACTGTAACACCAGTAGCAAAAGCTGACGTAAGCGCGTCTGGTGTTTCAGCTACAGGTTCTGTTGGTTCTGTCACAAACATAGGAAAAGCAAATATAATACCAACAGGTCAAGCAGGAACTAGTGCTCTGGGTACTGTTACTATTGCATTAGGTATGACAATCCATGCCACAGGTCAGGCAGGGACTAGTGCATTAGGAACTGTAACACCAGTAGCAAAAGCTATAGTTACTATAACAGGCGTGTCAGGGACAACAGGAGAACCAACTGTGCTGGTTTGGGGACTAGTTGATGATGCACAAACATCAAACTGGGAAACAATATCAGATACACAAACTCCAGGATGGGAAGAAGTTGCTTAACTATTCGGGAAAAACATACTATAATCAATACAGTACGGAGGAAAATAAATGGCAAGTACATACGTTAATGATCTAAGACTTAATGAGATGGCTACTGGAGATGGTAGCGGAACTTGGGGTACGACAACAAATACAAATTTGGAGCTGATTGGTGAAGCTTTAGGCTTTGGAACAGAAGGCATAACCACCAACGCAGATACTCATACTTCAACAGTAGCAGATGGAGCTACAGATCCAGTAAGGGCTATGTATGTTAAATATACAGGCACATTAGATTCAGCTTGTACGATTACGATTGCACCTAACACAATCAATAGGATGCAATTTATAGAGAACGGAACAAGCGGTTCGCAAAACA